ACCGTCGGCATCGGCCACACGAATGACGAGGCGCGGTTCCCGCAAGCCAGTGTTCAGCCGCCCCATCTGCGGTTGAAGCCATGGGGCAGAAAACATACCCAGGACCTGGCGACCTTCGATGTAACCAATGTCAGCCAGGGTGTCGAACACGGTGCTGTCGATATCATCGACCAGGTCCCGGAAGCTCATGGTCAGAGCTTCAGGCGAATCAGTGCGCGCGGACGCGTGCACAGGTGCAAGGGGTTGGATTGGGCTTCGCCCGCCACGCCCTTGCCAAACGGCAGCGTCTCAATGCGGCTGTAGTACGGAATACCCAGGGTATTCACCGTTTCCATGTAGTCAGCGGGAGCGAACGCGGAGATAAACAGATCCGGTACCCCTTCCGGCGCCAGGCGCGCTTCATCATCCGGGACATAGGCCACGCCACCGACCTTGCCGCGGTAACGCTCCCAAACGATCCCGCCAAATTCGAAGCTATCTCGCGCATCACCGCGTAGCGCGGCTGCCTGGACGCTGTTCAGGTAGGTTTCTTTGACCGATTTATGCGCAACCAGCTTGTTCCAAAACGTCTTGCCACAAAACGCACGGGAGCCCGAGCTGGTGGTGCTGCCCAGCGCATCCTCCTGCATGTCCAGCGCGTCACCGCACTTGACCCGCACCTCGGTGTCGGCGGCGTTCAGACCCATCGACAGCTCTTGGCGCTGGACGCCAAAGCGGTCATAAATGTTGAGCAGCACACGCTGACCATCGGCATCCAGAATCAGGCCGTTGAGGGCGCCGGCTCGCTGGAATTCATGGGTGGCATCCAACTGACGGCGAGCCTTGGCCAGCCGCGCATTGACCACGTCCTGCACTGCCTGCAGTTCGGTTTGCTCACCGAAAGCACGGATGCCTTGAACCTCATCAGCCCGAATGGTGAAGCGCTCCGGCAGGTGCACGGTGTTAAACGGGATCAAGTCGCGCTTGCTGGCACCGACCACCAAACCCGAAGTGCCGCGTTCACCGGCCGGTACCAGCGCCAAGGTGTCGCCGTCCTTTTCGATCTGGACGGTCAGCGTAGTGACGCCCTCCTCTTGGAACAGGCCGAGACTGCTGATGCGTCCGGGCAGATAGGCCTGCTCATTGATGGCATGGGTCAGGGAAGAAACAGAGAACGCCTGCTCTTCAAAAATGGCGATATCGGCCATGAAGGTACTCCAGAAAAAGTAAACCCCGCTCGGGGCGGGGTTGGGATAGTTTCAGATGGTCTATCGAACGATGATCAATCGCTCGGCTAAGGCTTGCTCGGCGGCGGGGTCAAGCCCGGTCAAATGGGCTTCACTCACCTCAGCCAAACGCACGACGGCCCGCGCACGGCGAGTGACATCAGACTCACCCAAAGGCCCGAACAGAATGCAGGCGGCGTGTTCGCTGCCGTTTTCGGCCTCCGGGTCGTACGGACCAAAAAAACCCGTCGCCGTGACCAGACCGAGCACCTGTCCAGGCATCAGCGCAGGACCGGCGGCGACGTTGATCACCTCGCGGGAAATTTGCCCGGCACCTTCGGACAGCAGGAACTCGCCGGCGTGAACCGGTTCGCGTTGGATGTGACTCATGAATGCGCTCCTCGAGCAGTGTTGGGTTTACCACCGTGAGCAGCTTTGCGCGCCGCCCAGATCGAACCGGAATTGGGTTGTTTGGCTTGGGGCTGCAGTGGTGTGTCGTCGTCCAGCGGCAAGCTGTTATCAATCTCGAAACCTTTGCCGCTGCTGACGATCTTGTCGAATAGCCGCGCGCGAACCGCCGCCGCATCCAAGCCGGCCGCGACATACTCGGCACTGAATTCAGGCAATCGCGCCGCAACGCACAGGTCATTCACGGCCTTGGCGCGGGTTAAACCAGCCTGCACGATTTCTTCGCTTTCAAGCTTGGTCGAGCTGAGCAGTGGCACAACCAGGTTGCTAATCCCGGCCTCAGCGCAACGCTGGGTGATCATCAGTGCCAATTTGGTTGAGTCGACCACGGGCGGCGTCGGCGGCGTGTTCTCCGGCTCATTGTCCGGATCCGGCTCCTCGGGAGCATCCAGTTGAGCCAGCAACTCGGCCGGTGCATGCTGGTAACGCTGTAGCACCGCGCCCTGGCCGAGACAGGCCTTGACCTTGACGCCGTCTCCGACTTCGTCGGCCAAGCCCAGCGCCACCGCTTCATTGGCGGTGAGCCAGGTTTCCGCGGCGACCAACCGCCGAAGCTCGACCTCGTCAATGTCCGGCGCTTTTGCCTTGTACGCCGCAATGATCGCTTCCATGGTCTGGTCGAGCACGTCGGCCACCTTGCGGAAGTCTTCGGCATCACCTGCCGCATAGGTCCATGGGTTGTGAATCATCAACATGGCATTGGAAGCGATCACCACTCGGTGCGCGCCGCATACCGCCACGCTGGCCGCACTGGCCGCCAACGCATCGATCCGACCGGTGCAACGTTCGCCCAAACGCGACAGCGCGTTATGCATGGCCAAACCGTCGAACAAATCACCGCCGATGCTGTTGAAGGCTGCAATCACCGGCGAAGCACCGTCGTCCATAGCGCGCAGATCCTGCACAAACTGATTGGCGGTGATGCCCCAGGTGCCGATCTCGCCATAAACGAAAACCTCGATCACGCGCTCCGAGGCTTCACCGCTGGCTTGCAGCGCATACCAGGTTTTGTCCTGCACCTGTACGCGCTTACCTGCGCGGTTGTAAATGCGCGGTCGCGCTTTTTTGCTCATGGTTGCTCCTTGTCGTCGTTGGTAACGACGGCGTCGAGGGTGTTGTAGTTGAGGCCCAGCTTTGTGGCCCGGGCCAGATCGGCCGCGTTCTCCGCGTCAACCGTTTCGGCGTCGTAGCCAGTGCGCAAACACATTTCACTGCGCGAACCGAACCCGGCCTGCACTTCCATCCTCCGGGCCTGGACGTCCTGCACTGGCTGGATGTAGGCCCAGCCTTGTGGCACCCAACGGGTACGCAGGTATTCGCGGCGCCGTTGTGCGTAGTCAGCCAGCGTCAAAGCCCCAGACAGCACCGCCATGTCCATCCAAGCCGCCCGCACCGGGCGGCACAACTGGTGCACGTAAACACCAAATTGCAGTTGCTCCAGGCGACGCCGAAACTCGTTGAGCACCACCCGTAATGCGCGGTCGTTAATCTCGCGCATGTCGCCGGTGAGGATTTCGTAAGGTGTTCCGGTACCCGCTGCGGCCGCCATCAGTTGCTGTCGCATGAAGTCCGGATAGTTGTTGCCGGCATCCGGCGGCTTGGAGAACTCGACTTCTTCACCGGGTCCCAGCTCCTGCATGGTGCCGGGCTCCAGCGCCACCATCGGCGTGAAGCCGTCGTGATCCAAACTCAAGGGCTGGCCGGTGACCGGATCCCGGGGTGTGGGTCCTGAATCCGGTGCCGGCCGGCTGATGAAACCGGCAAACAGGTTGGCCACTTCCTGGCGGAACAACACCGCGTCGTCGTAATTGTCGAGACTGCGCAGGCGCTTGAGCACCGGTGACAATCGAGGCACGCCGCGCAGTTGGCCTGGCTCGACCGGCTCAAAGATGTGCAACACCTGCGAGGCCGGTACCCGCACCAGCTGGTTGTAACCGGCGTTCAGTGACGACGCATCACGCGGATGCGCCAGATACATCCAGTACGCCACCCGCTTGCCACCTGGAGTGAACTCGATCCCGGCGCGGATAATGTTGCCGGCTTTGGTGGTTTCGAACTTGTCATGCGGCACGAACTCCGGGGCCAGAATCTGGAGCTGCAACGGAACTGCGAGACCTTCATCCAGACCGCGAGGTCGCAGTCGAACAAAACATTCGCCCGAGGTCTCCACTGTTCGAGCCGCTAACGCCTGCTGGCCGTAGAAATCGGTGCGCTCATCTGCGTCCGACTCATCGACCCAGTCCTCCCACAGCACCTGCAGCAACTTGCGCAGGGCTTCGTCATCCGTTTTCGGTCTCGGCGTGATGCCGGTACCGATCAAGTTACTGACGCGCTTGTCGATGACGTTAAAGGCATACGGGTCATTGCGAACCGCAGCCCGGGAACGCGACCGCAGGTTACGCAATGCCGGGGTGTTGATACTGTTGATCCCGTTGTCGGGAGCATCCCAACCAGCAGACCGTCGGCCCTCACCGGCGCCTTCGTAACTGGCCTTGATGTTCGACGGCAACACGAATCCATTACGGGTCAATGTCGGGAAGTGGCGGGCCATTAGACTCCCTTTCCTCCGTGGTACAGCCTAACCACGCGTGAGCGCGGCCCGGCGGCATTGATCAGCGACGTGCGGATCTCTTCACGAGCCTTGAGCAATTCATCAACCGTGCGGTATTCCACGGTACGGTCGGCGTAACGCACAGTTTTTTCACCGCGAGCGATCGCCGCCTCAACCGCGTCGAGGTGCTTCTGGGTAA